ATTCAGAATGTGTATATAATATAATGGGTATCATTTTATCTAATATTAGAAGTTTTTAAAAACTATAACTGTATGTTTAAACTATGATAGACATGCAAAATTACAAGGATCTTCATACTAGTATATTTAGAAATTATTAAGACATCCTATAATTTCTTCCATATGGAATGAAAACTTCCATCCAAACAAGTAAATCCATTTGCTCTTAGAGTGGCCGCTATTTTTTCATAATTACACTTGTTAGGATAATCCTTTTCAAAGAGAATTAATGATAACTGATTATATAATTTGGGGTTTTCATCAAGAAATTGTTCTAGAAATCCTTCGCAATCAGCCACTAATGTATTAAATACAAGATTATATTTACTTTCTACTTCTTCTAAAGTAAAGTTGGGGATTGAAGATACTTCAGATTTTACTGTAGTTGCTGCATATCCTCCATACCAGTTATTTAAATTTATCAATTCTAATGGAACTCTAGATATAACTCCTTTTACAATATTAAAATTACAATCATTTGCTTTCATATTTTGCTCAAGGGCATCTTGAACACGAATATCAGGCTCTACTACAACCATATTTGATCCTACTTTTTTATTTATTATACAGGATACAGTTCCATATCGTGCACCTAATTCTAGAACAACGCATTCAGGTGTTAAATATTTTTCGGCTTGAAGTTGCTCTTCACGTTCCATTTTTAAATGATCTATTATATTTCCATATTGGTCCTTGAATTCCATTATAATTACTTCTTAGATTTATGCTTAGAATAATAAGACGCAAGAGGTCTATAGAAATATCGTTTTCCGCCGTATAAGTCCTTGCGAATATCCATCCAGCGTAGGACAATTTCCATCAGAGCACAGAATGGCACTGCACCTACTAGCTTTCTGGCACCTGTAGCCAGTATATCTTCAAGAAGTTCAAAGTGGTTTCCTGTGAATCGGTGCAGGGTTATGCCTAGCTCAACCAATTTCATACGATGCCCTTTTACCGTGCTGACAATAGAGCAAGCAGCCCCTGGGCCAGGTGGAGCTCCCTCAGCATTTGTAGCAGAATTTGTCTTGAACATAATTGCATTTTCCCAGATCACCATGAACCCATACAGCGGAGATGCAGTAATCTTGTTCGCCTTCGCATTTACTACCAGGTCGGTCTTGGATGCTAGTAGAATTTTAGTAACAGAAGGAGGGCATATAGTACCTCCGCCACAGAAATACACTGGTTCCTTTGTGACCAAGTCTAAATATCGCGTTGCAGTAATTGAGCCTTCCTTTACAAATTGCTCACTACCTCCTTCTTCTGCAGAGGGTAGAGGAACTTCAATCATAGACACTTGTTCATTACCCTTAAAAAAGGAATCCCAGATAAATTCCTTGGCAACACGTTTCAAGTCCTTGAGGCCACCAGGAGTAGGAGTATTTACAAGAGCCTTTCCCCACCACTGGAGTTGTTTTAGACTCTTTTCAATAATATCTTTCTTTTTAATATCGCCGTCTAGATATTCTAGAATAGCTTGAGAAAGCTGGGGAGGAATATATTCATTCATGGTTTCCTTTGTGGCATCTTCCTTGCACCAGCTATTTATCCAATCAATTGATCTTGTCCAGAAAACACCTGCCTTTTGCATATCTTGTGGGCCTTGCGCCTCAGCAACCTGAGCTTCAGAAGCCTGAGCTTCAGGAGCTACCGTCAAAGGTGCAAGTGTCGCAGGCTTAATAGCAACTGTAACAGGAGCCTTTGCCCCTTTGGCCGCAGCCATCTTGGGCTCATAGTAATCACGTCTTACTGGATATACACCATGGCGAAAGGAAATCGGAATTGCCCCATCCTGAATCTTATTTGGCTGGAAGAGAAATAAATTATTACGGAAAATAATATGCCCCTGTAGATTTCCATTCTCAAAAATCAGCGACTGATTATTTATGATTTTGAGAAGTAGACTAATTAATGTCGCCCGTGGTATATCCTTGAATATAGCAACCAGCTTATCCCAATGATACCACGGTTGTCTCTTAAATGCGGCCCTCAGATTCTGAATTAACATCTGCTCTGCAAATCTCGCGGCGAACATATCATAGGTTCCATTATCGTCTGGCATTTCCTTCTTATCAGATAAATTTAAGGAGGGTGCACAAGCATAATTACAGGCAATCCAATCACAGGTCGGTGTAAAATCCTTATCATTTAGATCTACAGGGCGAGGATTACCCTGGCTATCCAGCATATTTGGATTACCGTCCTCATCAAGCGCGGGTTTCTTTGATAGACCCGTCACTAAGATTGCATCGCGATTAAGATTACAATCTGCAGCACCCCTCTTTAGAGCACGACTCACATTACCCACACGAACTGCCTTGTTCATGGCAGTTCTATAAGAATATAAATCAATAGTCTCCTTATTAATTTCTTCTGGAAATGTGTTCACATAGAGATTAATAGTGCAATTACGCTTAGCCTTAGGCAAGGCATTATGGGAGCAATAACGAATTCCACGACCCACAATCTGCTCCTCCTTGGATAAGTGAAACCAGCCTTCCAGGATATGGATTTCACGGATAAACCGTAAATCTAGACCTTCACCTGCAACCTGAGATCCAACCACTACCTTTATCTTATAACCGTCCTTATTCTCTTGATTACGCGCGGCGTTAATAACTGCTACGTTATTGGGCGATAGAGGCAGTGATTGTTTCTCAACTGTATTGACGTCACTTGCAGTGAGTAAGGTATAGTAGGCCTGGCTAAACTTATGATTATCACGAGTCTCTGGATCACTAGCCACAAACGCAGTATGCTCCCCTTGTTTTCTGTGACACTTACAGCACTGCTTTCCTGCAGGTCCCTGGATGGGCCCCTTCGAGAATAGTGGTGCAGAGCGACCCCAGGGCATATAGCCATTTGCTTCAAGAAGAAGACAGAAAATAACGGCCCCATTTTCCACAAAGCGACTATAGACAAATGATATACCTGAAGCCGTGCGAATACTATTGATTACGCGATTGAACTTAGGAGATGCCTGACCCAGCCCATCCTCAGATGCAATCATCCAGGCATAGGATTCTTCCGCATCAGCTGGAGTATATTGGGGTAAGATGGAAAGACGGGTTCCCTCAAAGGTTCCACCGACGGCTCTTGTAGAAAACCACGTCTGGAATCCCTCAGATCCTACGCGGCCTTCTAAAGAGGTAGCCATGGCTTCGCCTGAGCCAGTGGCTTCGCCCATACTTGGAAAGATACAATTGCCTGCCTGAAGGAGCGTATCAATGGTCCGAATACCAACACCCTTTGCGGCAATTAGTTTCTCCGTCATTGCCTTAATCACTGCCAGAGGCTCTCCGTGAAGCTCGCAATTTACCAGAGGTAGCTGGAGAGCATTGGACTTTTCATCAACCTTTAGTTCAGTTGTTCCATTTGGACTGAAGGTCGGCCAGCTCTGCACACGGATCTCATCTGCAGGATCAAGTCTCGCAGGAAATGCCTTGGGATTTTCACCACGCATAAAACTTACATGGGAATTCGCAATTGCCACAAGTTTTCGCTCAGAAGAAGCAGACAGAACTTCTATTTCCTTGCCATCTACTACTTTCTTCTCAAAGACTATATCAGAATCTGTCAAGAGGCGAATATCTGTATCACTGTCACCTGGCTCACGTCTAGGGGTCTTATCAACATAGAGTAAGAGATTTAGTAAGGAAACAATTTCCTTGTAACTATTATACATTGGAGTTGCAGTCATTAACATGAGCTTATTGCCCTCACATTTCTGCAAGACTTCGCGTAACATTGGCGTAAGTTTCTTGCCAGCAGACGCATCACTGCGATCACCCAGATCATCATCGTCATCTTCTGCTCCCTCAGCGGCATCTCTCAGATTGTGGGCCTCGTCAACAATGAAGAAACATCCACTGAGAGCACGTTGTAGGAGAATAGTATTTTGCTCTTCCTTTCGTCTTGCAGGCAGCGTGGAAGCAATCTGCGCCTTAATATCGCGGACCATATTACGAAATGCCACGTAACCCATGATGGCATAGCGCTTATTTATTAAACGACTCACACGTAATTCAATATCCTTCTTTTCGCGTTCATAGAGAGTCTGTGTAAGTTCAAGATAGCGGTTACCAGTGCAGCCTTCATGCTGATTCTGTTGATCATCCTTACCGAACACTATGCGAGAACTATCAAAAATAGTTCTGTAGAATCCTGCCTGGATTGCTGGGGGTGCCAGGATGTAGACCTTGTTCTTGGGGCTGAGTTGTAAGAAAGCTTCGGCGGCTAGAATTGCAGAGCAAGTCTTACCTACACCTACACCATGATAGAGCAGTATGCCATTATAGGGAGTATTGGGGGAAATAAATTGCGAGACAAATTTCTGAGAAGACGTATATTCAAATTCATCTACATCACAGACATTTTGCTCAAGAGTCTTATCAGTAATCTTTGGTTGTCTAGTTTCTCTGAATTCGCGTTTACCGAGAAGTTTCTTTAGGAAGGCTTCGTCATTAATGTCTGGATATAGTGTTCCCTGTTGCTCCCTGGTTGACATTGGATCGAGACCCCTCAGTGTTGCTGCCCTGGTTGGAGCGGTAAATGTCTGAAACTCTGCGAGTAACTTGTCTCGCTCCGAAGAGTCTTCTTGATTTTTCCATCTTTCCTGAAATTGGGCCGCTTGGGCCGTTTGATTGGCCGGTGAAGACATACTGTTCTTCAGTGGTATTTTCATTTATACTTGCGGGCGCTAGACCTTGGTCCAGCCTTTGGGCTAGACCTAAGCTCTTGCCTACTAATTCACTACGAAGCACAGGTGAATAATTACGTAATAGATTTGCAAGTTGCAATAATATACTACGTTTTTCTAAATTTTCAGGTCGAAGCAAGAGAATCGCTTCATCCAGATTTTTCCATGCTAGATTACCAATCTCACGTGTCATTTCAGAATTTAATTTATTATATGATATATCTCTTTCGCCCACGTATTGAGCAATGTAATATGTGTGCCTATAATGAATATTATTGGATCCATAGAATTGTTCAAT